TGTTAAATTGCTTTAGTCATAGGCTTTGACAAAAAATGTTGTCCGTTCATTGACTGTTTTTTTAGAAATCAATAACTTTATTTAGCTTTTCATCTTCTTCAGTTTTTAATTCTTCTAATAAGTGACTGTACACACGCCAAGTTATTTCAATATTAGCATGGCCAAGTCGCTTACTTACATATTGTATTGATAAACCTTTGGCCAATAACATAGATGCATGTGTGTGTCTTAATGAATGTAACGTGTAATTACCTTTACGATTTTCTATTAAGAATTTACGTAATGTATCAGTGACCGCTTTGTTACTAATTAAATTGGCACCAGTATTAAAGATATGATCATGATATTTTGGACGATTTTCTAAAAAGTTTTGAATATAGTCCATATCTCTATCAGAAACAGTAACTACTCTGTCGGCAGATGCAGTTTTAGTGCCACGTAAATGAATTGTTTTATTCTTATAATCAATATCATCATACATTAACTTTTGAATTTCTCCAAATCTAGCACCTGTAGATATAAGCATAAAGATAACTAGGTACGATAAGTTATCATTACTTTTAGCAAACTCTTTAAGCTGCTTATAATCATTAAGTGTCATAAACTTAGCTTCTTCTTTTTTGGCCAACTTCTTTTCATAAATTGGTGCATTCCAAGTAGGATCACGTGAAATAATTCCTTCGTTCATTGCATCTTTAAATGCTTGTGAGAAACAATTATTTAATTTTTTTACACTTTCTTTTGTTCGTCCTTCTTTTCGGCCACCAACGAATTTGCCATCAGCATATTCTTTTAACATTTCTCGATACTTTAATTGCGATACATTTTTAATTGGAATTTGGCCAAACTTTTCATCAAAGATTTTCAAAGCGTTAAAGTATCTGTTTAAAGTAGATTGTGATACTTTATCCTCTTTATTAACTACTATCCAATTTTTAAAGTATTTTATGAATGGTATATCAGATGAAATTTCGTTATTTTTGGACACTTCATTATATCTAATATTCATATTTTCAGTGGCCGATTTCTTTGTCTTAAAACCACGTTTTCTATATCTTTTGTTATTGTATCTAAAGTCATATTCCCATGAATTGCCTACTTTTTTAACATTCAATATGAATTCCTCCTAAAAAAGTCAAAAAAATAATAAGGGTAGGCGGACTACCCAATTATTTATTCGCTATTTGTTTTAACAATTCAATAATTTCATCATTTTGTTCTTGTATTTTGTTATTTTGTTTAATAATTTCGTCATTTTGCGCTATTTGCACATAAGTGTTTGTTTTCATATCTTTGTAATGATGAAACTTTGCTTGTTCTTTTTGGCTAAAATGAGTGCCAACACCAATTAAATTATAAATATCATCAAAACTATTAGCTTTTGTTTGATAATAAAAAGCGTTAGATGTAACATCAGTAGGATTACTAATACCTTGTTTTTCGAAACTTTTAGCTCGTACATTTTTTGATCTTTGATCGTAAGCATTGTCTATACCAATAGCTTTATTTATTTCTTCACTAAGATTTGGATCGTTATTCCTTTGTAATTGAGCTAGTCTTTCTTGTTCTTCTGCACTTAGTGCTTCGATGGCTTTTTTACCTTCTTTGTCTAATCTATTTTTAATTTGTCCTAGTGCATAACCGTTTTTAAAACCAATCTTTTTAGGCATAAAATTTCTCCTTTATTTTATTTAATTTATATTAAAGCGCCACGAGGGCGCTGTTAATCAAAAGTTTGGTAATTATAAATAACTTTACCTATAACTTCTATTTCATCAATTGAATCTAAATCATAAGAATTAGTCTTGAACTCGTCAGAATAACTAACTGGATCTAAATGTAATTTTGTTTCAGTACGTCTTACACGTTTTACTGTATATTCTCCACCTAATCGCAATACTAAAATATCGTTATTATTTAATCTGTAATCTTGATTGCGTCTGTAATCGTGGATAATTATGTATGAGCCATTAGATAAAATTTTATTCATGCTATCGCCATTGACTTGTAAAGCGATACATTCTTTAGGGTTGCGACCATTAAAAGCGATATCCGGAACATCTAATTCTCTATTATCGACTTCAACACTTTCAAAATTTCCAGCAGATACTTGTCCGTAATATGGAACTTGATAATATTGACTTACTTTTTCTAATGGAACAATATCATCTTCTAAACCTATCAAATAATCCATGCTAACACCGAAATACGTTGCCAATTGAGAAACAGTTTTAGCAATAGGTTCTGATTTATCATTTTCCCAGTTAGATAATTTGCCTTTAGTAAAACTATTCTTTTTATCTTTACTAGGAAAACGATCATGTAATTCATCGCTTAATTGTTGCAACGTTAACCCTCTATCTTTTCTTAACTTTTTTATTCTCGAACCGAATGTCATTTTAATCACTCCTGTTTTTTACTTATTTACGTTTAATCTCTTGTACAATTCAATTATATACTAAGTGTAGTTTATTCACAACACTTATATAGGTAGAAATAAAAAAGTTATAAATTTACGACAAAAGTATTGCAATGCATTACAGTTTCATGTAATATAATAGACAAGTCGTAAGAACACGACTTAGAATTGAGGTGACAACATGAACGGATATAACAAGTTGAAAGGGCTTCTAAAAGAAAGAGGTATCAACAATAGTGATTTAGCAGAATTGTTAAATGTACATAGAGTTACAGTGAGCAATAAACTAAATCGTTCACAAGGTGCCGATTTCACTATGACAGAAGTTAGAAAACTTTGTTTGTACTTAGATATTAGTGCAGACATATATTTTTTAAGTGTAGGTCGTGAAAACACGACAAAAGAAAAAGAACCACAAACAACTTAAGGAGGTGAGTTAATTGGACGAAATAGTAAAACACCATTTATTAAAAGTTAATAAATTATCACAGGAAGTTTTAGAACAAGTTGTTTCAGAAAGCCAAACATACGGAGACGCTAAAGAAAATTTAAATGTACTAAAAATTTTAGCGAAGTCACATTTCAAGACTGAACATTTAGCAACTATATATGACCAAGCGTTATTAGATTTAGAAGAAAAAATAAACGCCACTTTAATAAAAAAGTGACGCATAAAAATTAGAATTGTATTGATTTGATCGATGAAGTCATAAAGGCTTTATCGTCGTATCTATCATCTTGGATGAAAAACATATCGACAGAAGTATAAAAACCCATTATACCAACATGAACATGATACGTGCTAAGTGATTTAGGAGAGTTATGATCACCATTCCAATTATCTTCGTAAACCACTTTAGAATAAAATGTTTTTTCATCATCGCAATTAACGACACCAGAAATTACAGTCTCATCAAAAATATCAATAGTAGAACCATCTAAAAATTCTAATGTATAAATTTTTTTCATTCAATATCACCTCCTAATAAGGAGTATAGCAGAAAGGAGCATAAACATTATGCAAGATTTACAAACATTTAATTTTGAAGATTTACCAGTAAGAACATTAACAGTAGACGAGGAACCGTATTTTGTAGGAAAAGATGTGGCCAATATCCTTGGTTATAAAAATGGTAGTCGAGATATCAATGCTCATGTCGATGCTGAAGATAAGCTGACATACCAAATCAGTACCTCAGGTCAAAGAAGAAATCAAACCATCATCAACGAAAGTGGACTTTATAGCTTAATCTTCTCTAGCAAATTAGAAAGTGCTAAACGTTTCAAACGCTGGGTAACATCAGAAGTTCTACCACAAATTAGACGTACAGGAACTTATTCAATTAATCCAACCATTCAAGAATTAGCGAATAATCCAGAATTAATAAAAATGTTGGTTGAACAAATTGCAAGATTAAATGATTCGACAACTAATCAAAGCAAAGATTTAGATTATTTAAAACAAGCAGTTACAGGCGAATATGTAACGCCACAAGATATTGTTGCAATTAAATATGCGATTACAAACAAAGCAGAGAAATTTGTAGAAGGATTAGGAGTTCAACTTTCACTTGATGATGTAATGACTGTAGATGTTTACGAGTTAGCTAAAGAAAACAAACGTCAAGAGCAACAGAAGAATTATCACATCGGTAAAGCTAAGAGTAGATTACTCGTATTAACTAAAAAACATCTAGGCATGAAAGGCAACGCGCCTAACAATCACATCAAACGTAAAGATGTAGATTTAGCTATTCAATTTATTAAAGATATTAGACCATCAGCGATTGAAATTTAAGGAGGTATAATATGAACATTTTATACAAAACAACCCTCCTCATCACAATGGCAGTTGTGACGTGGAAGGTTATAAAAATTGAAAAGAATACTAGAAAAATCGATTATTCTTTATCAATTTCTACACTAGATTCACCAAGACTATCAGCAAAATCTATTGCGTCAATGTACTCATCGAAATAAAAATTACGGCGTTTTTTTAAGTATTCCCAATAATCAGCATGGCTATTAAACTCCTCTATATCTTTAACATGCGGGAGAGTTTGAATATAAGCAGCAGCAAAATCTTTGGGACTATAATGTGTACCTTTAGCCATAGACAACACCTCCCTTCGATAAGGGATAACTCAATTATACATGAAAGGAGGCATAGCAATGTTTAAGAGAAAAAGAAAAATGATTGATTTAAGTTTATTAACCAACTCATCTATTAAAGAAGTTCGGTTGTCTATTCTATTTTTACAATTACAGAAGTTTTTAATTGAGAACAAAATAAGCGAAGAGGAACGCAAGACATTAGCTCGCATGCTCAACGCTTATTATAACCACTAAAATCTAATATTTTTCAATTGATCTAGAGAGTTTTTTACATCCTTTTTATCTTTTTCACTTTTTGCTTTTTGTAATTTTGCATTATGGTTATCAGCAATATCTTTAGCCTTTAAATAAACTTCAAATGCGTTATGAATTTCATTTTCGTCTTTTAAATTCCAATTTGAAGAAGCAATTAAAGCTGAAGCAAATTGTTCAGAATCAACATGTTTATTCATATTCAACACCTCCTAACTTTAAATATAACCAAATTATACATGAAAGAAGGTGTAATCATGCTAAAGAAACTAAAAATAGCACTACTAATCGTCATCTTGGCGGAAGAGATTAGAAGTGCTACTAAAAGACCAACATATAAAGTAAAAGTAAATGTTGATACTGATGAATTGATGAAAAAACTAAAGTCCTTTGAATAAATTATTAAAAGTATATTCACCTAGAGCTTTTTCGTACATGTCATGCCAAGAATTAAACCTAGTATTTTTGTTCACGTAATGATCCCAATCGTTCGTTTGCATTACTACATTGAAATCTTCTTGGCTATGAACGTCAAGATTGCTTGCTTCAATGAATTCATATATATCAGTTTTGTTTGTATATTTTTTCATGAATTCTGTAGGAAATAAATCATTAAAATCTACATTTGAAGTGCCTTCCATAGACTGCGCATTAGAACGCATTCGCTTTAAAGCTCTAGAGAAATCTTTATTGTTTTTACTCATCGTTACACCCCCAATCTAACGCAGTAGCGATAAACATATTATACACGAAAGGAAGTGAGCCTTATGGTTCAAACAATCAACGTTACAGTACCTATTCCCGAAGACTATGTGATCATCTCGAAAGTTGAGTATCAAGAATTAACTGATAACCAACCAATGAACATGACACTCACAGAAGTAGCACAATATTATAACCAAACCAAAAAATGGATAGTTGACAATATTCTTGATGAAGATTACTTCAGAAGAAAAATCAAACCATTTAGCCAACTTGTAGATGCAAATGGGAACGGAAGGTATTTGTTCAATCGTAAGAAAATGAAACAGTTTCTGAACGATTATGACGAAGAAATTAAAAAAAGAACTCGATATAAAAATGACAAATAAGGAGGTGATGACATGACTAACGAAGATAAATCAATTGTAGTCGCTGGAACAATGTTCCTGACGTTATCAACAGCATTGTTTATAACAGGAATGTTCTTCATGAAAGCATTAGGAACAGCGCTGTTAATTGCACTAGCGACATATGTGTTCTTCGACACTTGTTACTACGTAAAAAAAGACTGATTGCTACTACCAATAGCAAACAGTCGAAGACTAAAAAATTGCATGTACTTAAAACTTACAACTAAATAAGGAGGTCGTCAAGTTGAAACAGCATAAATTTAAACGTATGGCTTATGACTTAATGGAATTAATGAAGTCAGATAGATTTGAAGTCGACTATAAATACAACATGATTTGGCTTTCACATTTTGATGATAGCTACGAAGAAGGAGTTAGAAATTTTTTTCTCTATAACAGAGTAGACAAAGATAGTGAAATACTAACGAAATTCGAACTTGCTAAGAAAGTAATTAAAGGGGAGTGCTTGATTGATGAAAGAAACAATCAAAGTTGAGTATCGAGTTCAAGATGAACATCACGGTTGGTGGCTTACGAATAAACCAGCTTCCCCAGAATATGCAAATTACAATGCTATGAGAAGTAGAGCAGCAGTTATTAGTGGACTAGATGATATTGATATCGACTGGGAGAAACATGATATCGAAGTAACAACTTATAAAATACAAGAAACACGTAAAAAAGTGAAAATGAAAGACTTGAAGGAGGTCGGAATTGATGAATAGATCGGAAAGTATCACAGAAATCAACAAAGCCTTAAACAACTTTCATAAAGAAGTAAAACAACCATTCAAAGATAAAAATAACCCATTCTACAAATCAAAATATGTACCACTTGAAAATGTAGCAGAAGCAATAGACAAAACGTCAACTAAGTTCGGTTTAACTTATACACAATACCCAGTATCAAATGAAAAAGGTGAAGTAGGTGTAGCAACAATCTTACATCATGAAAGTGGCGAGTACATGGAATATCCACCACTTATGGTTAAGCCTGAAAAGAATACGCCACAAGGTGTAGGTTGAGCAATCACTTATTCAAGACGTTACTCATTAAGTACGGTATTTGGTATCACTAGCGACCAAGATGATGACGGTAATGAAGCAAGTGGTAAACGAAGTAACCAAAATAACCAACGTCAAAATTACAGACAAAACAATACGCCAAAGATGGCTAGTAGCCAAACAATTGGAACGTTAAAACAACAAATAATCAATATCACTAATTTGATGAAAGAAAACGGTAAAGCTAATTCACAACAAGAAGTAGAAGAAAAATTCGAAGTTAATGGCTACAACCTAACGGAAGATGCAGCGACACAAATCATTCAAAAAATATTAGCAACAGCCAAAAAATATAGCGGAGGTAATCAGTAATGATAAACAGAGTAATTTTAGTAGGTAGATTAACAAAAGATCCTGAGTACAGAGAAAATCGAAATGGTGTAGGTATAGCTACATTTACTTTAGCAATAAACAGACTTTTTACAAATGCACAAGGAGAACGTGAAGCAGATTTTATTAATGTAGTTGTTTTTAAACGACAAGCAGAAAATGTAAGTCAATATTTATTTAAAGGAAACTTAGCAGGCGTAGACGGACGTATTCAATCACGTAGTTATGAAAATCAAGAAGGACGCCGAGTGTTCGTTACAGAAGTTATAGCAGATAACGTACATTTTTTAGAGCCAAAAAAATCTAATCAACCTCAACAACAAAGAGGACAAGCACCAGCAGGTAATAATCCTTTTAGTAATAACAACGCAGATGTAGATGATGATGATCTACCGTTCTAGGACTGATGTAGATGCCAATTATTAAAAATTACATTACTCAAGATGACGGTACAACTACCGTTGTCATTGAGGGTGTAGAACTAGATAACAAGACTTCACTATTACTCGATAATGATTTTGATGTAGAAGTCGATGTCATTCCAGTTGATCCATTCAGAATTACAAACAAGCAACGTAGGTTGATATTCGCATTGTGTAACGATATAGAAGCACATACGGGGCAACCTAGAGATTATATGAGGCAAATGTTCCAAGACTATGTGAAGTTCTTATATGGATATGAACAGAGAATTTCATTAGCCGATTGTACAAGAACGATTGCCAAACAAATTATAGATGTAATGTTCGAATGGATATTCACTAATGGAATACCACTCAATTACAAAACAAGCGAAATGATGAAAGAAGATAAAAATTATCTCTATTGGGCAACTATCACTAGACATTGTGTTATATGTGGCAAGCCTAATTCAGACCTAGCACACCTAGAAGCAGTAGGTAGAGGGATGAACAGAAATAAGATGGACCACTATGATAAGCACGTTTTAGCGTTGTGTCGTAAACATCATACAACGCAGCACCAAATGGGGATAGACAGTTTTAACAATTACTATCAGTTACAAAACAGTTGGATAAAAGTTAACGACAGACTTAACGCCATGTTGAAAGGAGAAAAGAAATGGAACTAAATAAAATGATAGATGAATTTGAAGTATTAGAATTTTTACTACAATTACACAATATAGAAATAACTGATTCAAACCAAGAAACTATCAGCTTTGATATAGAACGAAAAATTATAAATCATCCTTTAGCTGATAGTTGGATTAATTACTTACTTTTAAGCGATGAAGAAGTTAATTCTAAGTTAAAAGGTTTGATAATGTTGCATCGCCAAAATCTACAACAGGTAATTGACGAAAAGTATCAAGAAGAACTTGAAAGAATTCGACCTTCTTTTGATAAAAACTTTGACCCTGATCCTGAGAAAAGATATTCACAAAATTAAAAAGTTTACGTATAAAAGCATCATAAGCGTAGTAATCATCATCAATTTTAATTGTTTTTAACTCTAATTCTAAAGCTTTGTGTAAATGTTTCAGACACTCTAAATGTACTTGTTTAAAATCATTTTCAGTGAGTGTATATGCAATATTCATTGCAGACTTAGCAATTAAGAATAAATCAGTTTCCCAAAAGAAAAGATGAGGTTTATCTAAGTTCAACTGCTGTTTTTCATCTATAGTTAATAATCTTTTGGTGTTGTCCATTTAAACCACCTCCTATACCAAGAAATTATACCAGAAAGGAGATTATAAATGACTGACAAAATTAAGAGTAGTGTAAATGGATATGGTCTTGTATTTAAACGAGTAATGAAAGACAGAAATATCAGTATAGAAGCTAAAGCATTGTACAGTTACTTATCAGCTTATGCTGGTGCAGATGAGAGTTCATTCCCTAGTGTTGAATTGATAAAACATGAACTCAACATTGGAAAGCAGCGTTATCAACGTGCTAGACGTGAGTTAGAAAAAGCGGGTTATTTACAAGTTGATAGAAAACAAAACGGAAATATCTATGGAAGTAATTTATACACACTATTTCATAATCCTCGACAGGTTGATATCCGACCGGTCGACAGTCAACCGGTTGAAATTCAATCGGTCGACAACCAACCCACTACAAATAACAGTATTACAAATAACAATATAACAAGTAACAGTAAGACAATTAATAATAGCGCAACTGACGTTACGCGTGAACGTTTTGAGGAATGGTGGAAACTTTATAACAAGAAAAGAGATAAGAAGATTTCTTATAAAAAATTTGAAAAGTGCTTAAAGAAAGATTCGTTTGAACAAATCATGCAAGGTACTAGAGAATATCTAAAAACGATTAAAGATAAACAATTTCAAAAAGATCCTAAAACATTTTTACACAATGAAAGTTATAAAAACGATTATAGCGACGAGCTACCTCAAGAAACTAGCAATCAATATACAGAGGCATTTGAACGTGCTGCACAATCTAGTATGGAAAATCTACCGTTCTAAAGGAGTGATGACATGGAGGCGTTCCAGAACTTAGTTAAACAAGCAGGTTTTAAAAATAAGATAGTTAAACAAGAGTTTGATTTACATTGTAGTAATTGTGGTCGTAAATACGACTATTACGAATTTGATAATGGCCAAGTAGTTAAAGATGGTTGTGACTGCGATATGATCGCTCTGGCTAAACAATCTACCGAAAATTATAAAAAGAAACAGCGACGTAATAAAGCAGAACGTATATTTAAACAATCAATTATGAATGAAGATTTAAAACAAGCGTCTTTTGGTAATTACGAACCTACTAACAAACAACTAGAATATGCCAAACAGTTATGCAAACGATACGCTGATAATTTCACTTTAGATAATAAACAATCATTACTGATACAAGGGACATTCGGTACAGGTAAATCACACTTATCAATGAGCATAGTTAAAGAAGTAAAAGCTAAAGGTTATACAGTGCTTTACATGAACGTACCACAACTTATTTCCACGATTAAGAACACATATAATAATCAAACGGTTATGACGGAACAAGAGCTAGCAAGAATAGTAAGTGATGTCGATTTAATGGTATTCGATGATTACGGTATCAACATGAATGAGTTTGCTACCAGCAAGATGTTTGAACTGATTGAAAGTCGTATTGGCAAACACAATATATTACTACTAACCTAGATGAAAAAGAAATGACTAGAAATAAAGATTTGCAACGTATTTTTAGTAGGATCATGAGCAATACAACGCTAATCAAAATGGACGGTCAAGATTACAGAACTAAGGGGCTGAGATTTTGATTACAGTAAATAATATTAAGCAAATACTTGAGTGTTCGGATATGTACGCTCAGAAATTAATTAGATGGGCAAATGGAGACGTAAAAGCATTAGTCGACCTAATCAATCAAAAGTTGGAAGAACGTCGAAAAAGAGAGGCTGTGGTTGAATATGGGGCTTAGAGAAAATCAACCTAAGGCTTATGACCTTTTTGAAAGTGACGGTTGGAAAATGTTGAGAGTGCTGCCTAGAGATGATGGCACTTTCTACTTAACCAACTTAGGTGGAATGGCAGATAAATATTTTAAATCGTCTGTCACAAAAGAAGAACTAGCAGAAATGAAAAGGAAGCATAAGCTGTTCAGACGAGAAGAACTGAAACAGCAGACAACGATAGACGATTTCTTATTCTAGGAGTGACAACGTGAGAGAAAGTGAAATTCAAAAACAAATCATTGAAACACTTAACGCAAATGGTTGCAAAGTCTGGCGTGCTAATGCCGGAACAGTTCGAGTAGGTGGCAGAACAATTAAACTACTACCGAAAGGCTTTCCTGATGTATTCGGTGTGAGATTAACTGATGGAAAGTTTGTCGCAGTAGAGATTAAGAAGCCAAAAGGTAGAGTGAGCGATGAACAAGTGAAGTTCAGAGATTTCTTTGAGAAATACAATGTGATACATGGTATCGCACATAGTCCAGAAGAAGCATTAGAAATCGTAAAGGAGAAGATGAAGAATGGCTAAATTAAAAGTTAGTTTTTTGATAGAAGGTACAGCTTATATTGATGCTGATAGTGAAACAGAAAAAGAAGAAACTCGTGTAATGAACTTAGCAACAGATAACCCTGATGAGTTCGATAGTCTATTAGATATTACCAATGTAGAAGATGTCAGTTTAATTTCAGAAGGTTGGAAGTGATCGTATGTACGATAGATATAAAAAGATTCCTGATGTATACATTGGCGGTAAGAAATATCGACTATGTGACGTGTATAAGTATTTTGATGTAGGAGATTCGACTGTTCGTAAAAGATACTACAAGCAAAAATTAAGAGGTTGGGAACTTGTCTATGGTAAAGGCAAGGTTCCTGTTGAGATTGAACAAGGTAAGGGGATGGGCGAATGAGAATTAGTGATTTAAAGAGAAATGATGTAATCAGAATATTTGGACTAGAAAAACCAACTTCTAGTTTAGCAATCGTTGAAAAAACTGAAGGTATTAATAAATTTAATGGAATTTACTTTTGGGCAGAAGTTGAAACAGAAGATGGTAGGACAATCTTGATAGATGATAGTTGGGATTTTGAAAAAGTAAACGAGCCATTCACTCGTAAGGTGGATATGCAGGAAGAACGAGACGTAGTAAATAAACCAAAACATTACACTTACGGAGATATTGAAGTCATTGATTACATTGAGCAAGTAACTAAAAACTACAAACCAGAATTAGCATTTGCGATTGGTAATGCAATCAAATATATCAGTCGTGCTAATCATAAGAATGGTAAAGAAGATTTAGATAAAGCACGTTGGTACTTAGAACGTGCATTTGAAAAGTGGGAGGACTAACTATGGTGTATATGTACGAGCCTTTCACTCACACAGTAACCAAAACAGACTTATCTCATCTACACAACGTTACAGGTATTCCACGCAACACACTATGGTATCAAAGCAAACATGGTATCTATAACGATAAACTAAAATGTTTCTTCTCGGATACGTTACCTAGATTTAAGAAGAAACAAGAGTTTAACGAGAAAGTTGTCGCAGATGATGAGATTTGGAAGTATAGCGAGAAGTATGATCTATACGTGAGTAACTTAGGGAGAATGAAAACGCCGAATGGCAAATATAAGTTCGGTAACGGTTGTAAAGGTGTAATCACAGTAATTTATAAGAACAGTAAATATCGTGCAGCAGATATTGTGTATGAAACATTTATCGGTGGTTTAAAGACAGGTTATCACGCCTACCCTAGAGATAGCAGATACAACAATCTTGTAGCAGATAACTTATTTCCTTCCACTATTGCTAAGTACAGATTATATCGCAGAAATACAGGACGTTCTAAACCACTTTATCTAGTGGATAGCAACAACGAAATTGTAGAAGAGTTCGCTAGTACGGTGGAGGCACAAAGTGTATTGTTCATTGACCGACGACATATTGCGAGAAGATGCAACAGTAAATGTGTAAGTGACGGACTAATGTATGTGTGGGCAGACGAATATGAGGAGTTGAACGCATGATATTATCCAACACAATTAACCAACGCTATCGCTATGCTACACAAGGCAAGACACCTACACAAATACAACATGAGTTACGTGAGTTAGGTGTCAAAGGCTTTGTGGTTAAGGTAGCAGGAAGTAGAGTGACGATGAAAGTTAGTGAGTGTGACATAAAAAGGAACAGGGAGTGTTTTATTAATGGGTGAAGTAGCAGAAATGATGTTAGATGGCACGTTATGTCAGATTTGTGGTGGTTTAATGGAAGATTTAATTAACGAAAATGGAGACGATTTGAAAGAGCCACCAGGACATCCTAGAACTTGTGAAGATTGTAAAGAATAAGAATAGGGAGTGTTTACGATAGACATCAACAATCTCTACACCTACAAAGCAACATGCACCAATGTTGTGGACGGGGACACTTTGGATATCTTACTCGATTGTGGCTTTGATACCTACGCTAAACGTCGTGTGCGTTTGCTAGGTGTCGATACGCCAGAGAGAGGACAGGATAAGTTTAAAGAGGCAACAGCGTTCACTAGAGAATGTGTAGAAAATAAAGATATATACGTTCAGACATACAAAAGTGATGTGTTCGGTAGGTATCTTGCAAATGTGTGGTACGAGGACGGGACACGTAGTTTGAATGATGATCTAAGGGACGCAGGACTATTGAAAGAGAATTCTAAATGGAATGAGGGATAGTAAATGGCAGAACCAACATTAGATGAATTAGTTGCATTTATGAAAAAGCACGGAGTAGAAAAAGTGGATAGTATCACTGACGAAAAGAGTGCAATTAAGCATTTTAGAGCAGCTAGTAGAGTATATAAAAAAGAACGTGACAGTTTCCGTAAGCAAAGAGATGAACTCATTAACGATATGGTAGAGATTAGAAAGAAGGCAGAGGCGTTTGATGAGATTGAAAGGCTAGTATCTAAAACAAAATCTGCAGAAGATTTTGGAGAATGCGTCTTACAATTACTCATTGAAAATAAGGAGGCCAATCATGAAGGATAAAGATTACAAACAAGCGTGGATAGAGTTGAAAGAAGAAATGCTTATGTTATATCCGATAACACTTCATATGACAAAAATGGCTGATGGAGATGAGGACAAAAGTGCGTTATTTCAATTGAGTGAATTACTAAAAAGCATGGACCAACTAGACGGCACTAACGATTTTAAAAACTTATTAAGCGATTTGGAGCGTGGTAGTGATGAAAGCAGAAAAACATATGCAAATGATGCAAATGCTAAATAATTGTGTAATTGAAAAATATGTATCACATGATGAATACGAAGAGTTAGTAGCTAGAGATAAGTATGGTAACAAAATGTTTATTAAATTTTATCCAAACGAGGAGGAACAATAAATGACAATTTTACCAATTAAAAAACTAAGTGAGAAAGCAATTTTACCAACAAGAGCAAATCCGACAGATAGTGGATTAGATTTATATGTAGCAGAAGATACAACTATTCTAGCGCACAGTACAAAAGTAGTACCAACACACATTGCAATTGATTTAGCGTATGGATATGAGGCGCAAGTGAGACCACGTTCAGGTAAATCAAAAGATACAAAATTACGTGTAGCACTTGGGACAATTGACCACACTTATAATAAAGAAATCGGAATTATTACAGATAATATCGGTGATGAGGCAATCGTAGTTAAAGCAGGAACACGCTTAGCGCAGTTGGTTGTTACACCAGTGATGCTACCAGAGCCAACGGAGGTGCAAGAGTTTGATGAAGTGTCGGAAAGAGGAGCGTATGGAAGCACAGGAGAGTAAGGACATAGTAGCAGAGATTAAAAGAATACTTGGCAAGGAGTGAGGAGTAGATAAAGTGAGTAATTTTATCGGAAGTTTCAACATGCCTAAACAACAATTAAAAGAATTATCTGATGCAAAATTGGCTATGCACTTTACGTATATGGAAGAGCGGTATAAGCAACTGAATAAAATGAAGTTTGATTGTTTATTACCACTTGATAAAGATAGTTCAGAAATATTGGTAATACCTAACAAAACTCAGAAAGAATTCAAAAGTATATTCAGACAAGTTATGAAAGATAAAATCGGAGAGGCACATAAAGAATTTGTAAGACGTAATATCGGAACATATGAAACTAATGTAAAAGAGGTGCTAGGGAAGTGAGTATCATAACTATTCATAAGGCTAAAAAGAAACCTGTAGAAATCGAGTTTATTCAATTTAAAAATATGGTAAGTGCAGGTGAAATTGAAAGGTGGACTAATTTAAAAGCTGTTCATGATGATAGTAGCGGTAAAGATTTAATGTATATTGATACGCTAGAAGGTGTTATGACAGCTAATGTAAACGATTATATCGTTAAAGGAATAAATGGAGAATTCTATCCAGTTAAACCAGATATATTTGAAGAAACTTATGATGTTTTACCAGATGTTATTAAAGCTGATTATGTATGGGATAAGGAGTGAACGGAATGATTAAACGCATACTCAAAGATTTATTCATTATTGCTATGTATGAGTTAGGGAAGTATCTTACTTCTCTACTCATCACTATTTTAGAAAGCGAAGATGATATAGATACTGCTCCTAAAGACTTTGCTAGTGAGTGGGATCAGATTGATTTGAATAAAATTAGGGCGGAGGTGAGTGAATAGTGTGGATAGCATTAACCGTTATACTCGGCATACTGCTACTCATCACGATAGGTAACAACACAGTCTTACGTCAGGAGTTAGACGCACAGAGATATACGAATGTGTATCTATTTACTAAGTACGTGAGAGATTGCGATATAGAAGATGTGGAGTTTGAAATAGAAAGAGCAAAGAAACATTTTAAGTAATGGAGGTAATGTAATGGATAATATATTTAATATGGATGGTAGTAAAAAAGAAGATGTTAATATTAAAAACCAAATATATGAATTGAAATCAACTTTTCCTTTAATACTTGAAGTGGCCAGATTAAAATCCGAATATCAACGTGAGAGATTAACAAGTTTAAGACAACAAGGTTTTACAGAAGAACAAGCATTAGAAATTATTAAAGTGGAACATACACCTTTTGACCAACAATAAACAATGGAGGTAATCACTTGTACACACCAACGGAAGTGAAACAACTTATAATGGATTATCATTGGATGAGACGATTAATTGATCATCAAGTATATGAGTACGATAGTACATCAATCGGACAGTATGGTATTGAATCAGCTATGCCTAAAGCTAAAGGTGGTACAGGCGATAAGGTATTAGTAAGAGTGATACGTAATGATAAGGATAGACGTAAGACACAAGAGCTTATAGATAAAGTATCATTCATTGATGAGTATGAACATAAGATAACGAATGACAAGAACTATCACATCTTACAATTATTAAAACAAGGCGAGAAGATAAATACTATTGCCATGTTAATGAGAGTAGATAGAAAAGAAATATATAGAAAGCTAGATGTCATTGTGAATATATATATGAAGTCTCAAACTTAACGGGACAAATGTCACATATGCCACACATGACACACTGTTATAAATAGTTTATTTAATTATATATACTTGAGTTAATACGATATGAATATATAGGCACATCACATAGGTGGTGTGTCTTTTTGTTTGGAGTAATAAAGATGAGTAAAGCATATGCAGACTATATAGAACAACGTACAAAGAATAAAGGTTTCTACTCTAATGCTAAGTGGCGTAAAACAAGATTAAAAGTATTAGCAAGAGATCATTTTGAATGTGTGATGTGTAATGCAGAAGGTAGATTGACGATTAATCAAAAACAATCACTAGAAGTCGACCATATCAAAGAGTTAGAAATAAGACCTGATTTAGCATATGAACTTTCTAATCTAAGAACACTATGTAAATTTCATCACAACAAACGTCACGGAAGATTTGAGCATAATCCAAATAATCGAAAAAACAAATTCAACGATGAACAGTGGTAAAACAAAACTGTATAAAAATATTATTTAATTCAAAAATATAAAAGTGTAAAAAGTGTCAAATACCCCCCGCCTAAATAAACCGCGTCACAAAAGGCTTCGCGGAAACCGGCGCTTGGGTCAACTTCGCAGATTTATCTTTCAAAAAGACACGTAAGGGGGCTTGACAAATTAAAAAATAAATAAATAAAAAAATATGTAAAGGGGGGAGGGGGTTGAAAAAAGATAAATATCTTAAAGACAAATTAACTTCTAACCAAATTAAGCGAATCAATGCTTCTGAAGATTACTTATTGCAGCAGATAGATGCAGATAATGACATAGAAGTAGAAAAAGTAGAACGATATATTAACTTATTAAAGTTATTTTATGCTTTGGACATTTATATTGAACAATCTGGACCTATAACAGTAGTTAAAAATGCATCGCAAGAATATGTTAAACCTAATCCAGCTATTGCAGAAAAGAATAAAGTGAATGGTTCATTGTTAGCTTTAGAGAAATCATTCCATTTAGAAAGAAAAGCCGAAGAAAGACGCAGACAAGAACAAGCGAAAGGACCTGATTTAACATGAAGATACCCAAACATGTTACAGACTATATAGAAAAATATAAATCAGGCAACGTAATTTTTAATGATGAACGTGCAGATCTTGTTTCTTTCCTTGAAGATAACATCTTACATCGTGATGATTTATATTTTGATAATCAAAAAATAGAAGATTACATCAAATTTAGTGAGAAATGGTTTTTCAAGCTACAGGATTTTCAAAAATTCATTTCATGTTTTGTTTTCTTATACGAGAACGATACCAAGACACCTTACTTTTCAGAGTTTTTCATTTCAATGGCTCGTGGTGGCGGTAAAAATGGATATATTAGTACGTTAGCAGCGTTCTTCATGACACCATTGCACGGTATTCCTAAATATAATATGTCGGTTGTAGCTAATAGTGAGAAACAAGCGTTAGTAAGTTTTAGAGAAATCTATGAAATGATAGAAAGTAACAACTTATATATTACAGGAGAACGACCTAATAACCCTTTTTATTTAAGTAAGGTTTATGTGGAAGGTACAGATACCAAATCACAGTTCTTGTTCGATACATCTAATGAGAAAACAAAAGATGGCGCTCGTGAAGGTTGTATTTTCTTTGACGAAGTACACGCTTATGAAAAAGATACAATTATTAACATCAAACGAAGTGGACTAGGTAAAGTTGCACATCCACGTACTTTTTATATAGGCACTGACGGATATGTAAGGGAAGGTTTCTTGGATAGATTAAAAGATAGAGCTGAAAATGTATTAAAAGGAATAAATCCTGAAGATAGATTATTCCCTTTCATCTGTAAAATTGATAACAAAAAAGAAGTCGATAAACCTGAAGTATGGGAAAAGGCAAATCCAATGTTTGAAAACCCTAAAAGTGAATATGGCGCTCAATTATTTAAAGAAGTACACCAACAGTATTTAGGACTTCAATTTAATCCATCTAACCGACCAGAATTTATGACTAAACGAATGAACATGCCTGAAACAGATACACAAAGTGTTGTAGCACCTTGGGATGATATTATGGCAACTAATCGACCTATACCTCCACTTGAAAATAATGAATGTATTGGTGGACTTGACTATGCAAGTTTAAAAGATTTTGCAGCAGTCGGTTTACTGTTTAGATCTGGTGATGATTATATTTGGAAAACTCACTCATTCGCTAGAAAAGAATTCCTTGATAAATACAAATTAAAGCCACCTATTCATGAATGGGAGAAAAAAGGTTTGCTCACGATTGTAGATGAACCAACAATAAACCCTAAACATATTATTGATTGGTTTATCGAAGCACAGAAGAATTACGGATTACAAAAAGTTGTAGCAGATAACTTCCGAATGGACTTACTTAGACCTCTATTTGAAGATGCAGGCATCGAATATGAAGTGATAAAAAATACACGCGCTATTCAGTCCTTACTTGCACCAAGAGTTGAAGATATGTTCGCACAACATCATCTCATCTTTGGTGATAACCCTTTAATGCGTTGGTACACGCAAAATGTTGCCGTTAAGATACGTAAAGATGGCAACAAAGAGTATGAAAAGAAAGAACCGATAAGACGTAAAACTGACGGTTTCCAAGCTTTTATACATGCATTGTATAGAGCAGATGATCTAAAAGATTCTAATTTGGAAGAAGAAATCAATCTGTTAAGAAGCTTGAGATTTTAAAGGAAGGAGGAAGTAAGCTATGGGACTATTCGATAAGCTATTCCGAAAGAATAAAGAGATTTCATGGATGTATGACTTAGAACTTTTACAAGATACAAGTTCTAAAGCCTATATTAAAAGAATGGCTTTAAATGTGGTTGTTGAGTATGTAGCAAGAACAATCGCTCAATCTGAATTTAGAGTAAAAGAAAACGATCATGTCACTAAAGATGATATATATTATCTATTGAACGTTCGACCTAATCCTAACCAAAATGCTACACAGTTTTGGCAGAAATTCATTTATAAACTTCTTGTTGATAATGAAGCATTAATCATTAAATCAGATGATGATTATTTGTATGTGGCAGATGATTTTGAGCATGAAGCAGAGTTAGGACTATTACCACATCGTTTTAATTCGGTTATGGTTAATGATTATAAATATAATCGCTACTTTCCAATGGATGATGTGATTTATTTAGAATATGCCAACGAAAAACTAGATAAATTCTCATTAGGACTGTTTGAAGATTACGGAGAAGTATTCGGTCGTATGTTGAATATGCAACTCAAGAAAAATCAAATACGAGGTATTCTAAACGTTGGATCAACACAACTAAATACGAAAGGTATCCAAGATTATATTGATGTGATTTTTAATACTTTTGAGAAAAATCAAGTTGCAGTTGTACCTTTAACTAAAGGTTTAGAATACGAAGAACATTCAACAAATAATTCTAGTGCGAATGGCTCAGATTTCAAAGAGTTAAGGCAAGCAATAGAAGATATTCTCATCTATATTGCACGTATTGTTGGTGTATCACCCTCTCTAATTCTAGGAGAAAATGCAGATTTAGAAAAAGCGATTGAAGCAACTAATAAATTCTGTTTCAAACCGTTAACCAAGAAATTAGAGCGTGAGTTAAATGCTAAGCTATTCTTTAAAGATGAGTACTTAAAAGAAAATAAACGTATTGAAATTGTCGGTATAGATAAGAAAAACCCAATCGAATTAGCAGAAGCGATTGATAAGCTACGTTCTTCTGGTACTTATACTGGTAATCAAATTCGTGTCATGCTAGGAGATGAGCCAGGAGACGATGAACACCTAGATGAATACGTATTAACTAAAAACTACGAATCAGTTTCATCAACAGAAGGGGGTGAGACTAATAATGGGTAATCCGATTGTAAGGAATGTCACGCCAGTTTTTAGAAACGAAACTAAGAATAACAAGCACATTTTAACGTTGTCAGGTACTATTGCTAACTTATCTTTTCTTGATGACACTATCAGCGCTAAAGCTGTGAAAGATTCGCTTGATAATGTTAAAGAAGATATTGTTATTCGTTTAAATTCTGGCGGTGGTGATGTATTTGAAGGGATAGAAATTTATAATTACTTAAAATCCTTATCCAATCACATCACAATTGAAGTCACTGCATTAGCTGCAAGTGCTGCATCATTAGTTGCAATGGCAGGAGATAAGATTATCATCCGAACAGGCGCAAATATGATGGTACACGAGGCTTCTACAATGGCTTTTGGTAATAAATCAGACATTCAGAAAACATTGAATGCTTTAACTGCAATTGATACATCTATTGTTGATATATATCACGATAGAACAGGTTTAGATCGTGATGAGATTGTTAATCTAATCACTAATGAAACGTGGTTAACTGCAGATGAAGCAATCAATAAAGGTTTTGCAGATGAGAAATCATCTCGTAAATCTGTTGAGAAGCAGAAAGAAGGTGTAAGTAATTTGAAAGATTCTAAGTATATCGCAAGACTTAAAGAGCAACAAAAAATTATCAATGCAATGATTGATGAAGCAGAAGAAACATCTGATGAGCCTTCAAGTGATGATTCAAACGAACAACGCATTGCGGATTTAGAAAACAAAATTAAAAACATTGAATCACACCTTGATAAATTAGAAAAAGGCGACGAAGGTGAAAATCAAAGCGGGGGTACTAATCCACCGCCAAAAAAAAATAAATTTTCGAGATTTGCATTTTAAGTAGCTATTAACAATTGATGTTAATGGCTATTTTTTATGCATAAATTTAAGGAGGAATATTATGGCTATTAAAGTCGGAGAAAAATTAAAGAACTATCAAGACCATAAAGCGCATTTTGCTGAATTAGTTCGCAATGGTGCAAGTGATGAAGAACAATCAAAAGCATTTGGAGAAATGTTTGATGCATTATCAAATGATTTACAAGAAGAAATTTCAGCAGAAGTTAATAATCGTGTAGTAGATAACGGTATCTTAGCAAAACGCTCACAAGATCCATTAACTTCAGAAGAACGTAAATTCTTTAATGAAATCAATACAGAAGTAGGATATAAAGAAGAAAAATTATTACCTGAAACAGTCATTGAACGTGTGTTTGATGATTTACAATCAGGACATCCATTGCTTTCAAAAATCAACATTCAAAATGCAGGTTTAGTTACTCGTGTTATTAAAGCTGAACCAACAGGCCAAGCTGTTTGGGGGAAAGTCTTCGGTGAAATTAAAGGTCAATTAGATGCAGCATTTGATGAAGAAGAATTCAAGCAATCTAAATTAACTTGTTTCGTAGTTATCCCTGATGATTTAAAAATGTTTGGGCCTAACTGGGTAGAACGTTTTGTTCGTACTCAAATTGAAGAAGCTATTTCAGTTGCTTTAGAAGCTGCTTTCTTAACTGGTGAAGGTACATATAAAGACCAACCAGTAGGTTTAATGAAAGATATTCAAGAAAGCGGCGGTGTAGTTGATAAAACTCCTTCTGGCACTTTAACTTTTGCTGATGCAGATACAACTGTGAATGAATTAAAAGATGTATTAAAAGGCTTATCCGTTAAAGAAAATGGCAAAGAAGTTAATATTGACGGTAAAGTTGTGTTAGTAGTTAATCCACAAGATTCATGGGATGTACAAGCACGTTACACTTATTTAACTGCTAACGGTGGTTTTGTAACTGTATTACCTTATAACGTACAAATCGTATCATCTGAATTTGTTCCAACAAATAAATTAGTTGCGTTTGTAACTGATCGTTATGATGCAGTACGTGGTGGCGGATTAACAGTTAAGAAATTCGACCAAACATTAGCTTTAGAAGATTGTATTTTATACACTGCTAAAACTTTTGCTTATGGCCAACCAGCTGACAACAATGCATCACACGTATATGACTTAGAATTATCTACTGCAGTTCGTACTTCAACTCCTGCAGGTGGTACTACAGACGGTGCAGCACAAGCCTAAGAAAGTAGTTGATACTAATGCCAAGCGTTAAGATATCGGATGAAATTTTAGATGAATTTAAAGAATACACTAAGATTTCTCATGATACAGAAGATGAACACTTATTACGTGTTTTAAATATGTCTTACGAGAACTTAGAAACACGTTTTGGCGTATTTGATATTAATAGTAATTTGAACGGTAAAAACTTAGTTTTTGCACGCGCTCGATACGATTATGAAGATTTATTAGAGTTCTTTAACGACAATTATCAAGATGATTTGTTACACTTTGGCTTTTTGACATTAAGAGAGCGTGATGTAAATGAAAAGTAAATTTAAAAAACCGTTTATTACAACAAAAAAGTTAAATACGCGTGTTCATTTTTATGAGTATCAAGAGAATGAAGGGCCAGAAGCAGGCGTAAAACGTAAAAGAGTTTTATATCATTGTTGGGCATATGTTCCACAATGGAAAATGACTGAATTACAACAAGCAATTGCAAATGGTACAGAACATGATGTGAAGATATTTATACGTGAAACTCACGGACAATATATACCAAATGAAAAGCATTACGTTGCAATAGATTCGCCATATATTCATCAAGATTTGAATATTAAATTAGTACAACCCGATGTAGAGAACGAACAATTTTTAATGTTAACTGCAGGGGTGGTATCTAATGGCGAGTAATAATTTTAGTGGTATTCGTGCAGAAGGTTTAAATCAATTACAAAAAGATTTGGAAAAGAGATTCAGTCGACAAAGAATGAACAAAATCATAGATAAGGCGTTGATTAAGGCGGGCAACATTGTATTAGACGCTATCAAAAGTAATATACGTTACTTTAGAGATACTGGTGCAGAATATGAAGAAGCTAAGTTATCAGCGCCGTATTGGGACAAAGGCGTTCGTTCAGTACGTGTATATTGGGAAGGACCACATCACAGATATTCTATTGTTCATTTAAACGAGAAAGGCTTTCACGCTAGAAATGGTAAGTTTATTCGGCCTAAAGGTTTCGGGGCGATAGACAAAGCTTTACGTACAGCTGAGAAAGAGTTTTATAAAACGGTACAGGAAGAAGTGGAGAAGTTACTATGATTGATATATTAAATAAAATATACAGCGTCCTAAAAGATGACGAAAAGCTAATGAAAATACTAGATATCAAGAATGTAAAGTTCAATGACTATCCTGACGTTAAAGACATCACAAAGCCTTATGTCGTATTAGATGACTTTGATGATCCTATTCCCGAAGTACATTATGACGGAGAACGTGCAGCGTATAGTTATATTGTTCAAATAGATGTATTTGTGAAAGCTAATGCAGATTACAATGCACGATTAAGAAGAAACGAAATATCACAACGTATTAGTGATTTGCTCTGGAAAGAATTGAAAGCAGGGCAAGTAAGTAATTTAGGAAATGAATATAACAAAGAATTTGCTTTGTATCGCTCAACAAGACGATATGAAGCAATTTTTTATGAGGAGGAAAATTAAATGGTTAAATATGCTAAAACACCAAAATCATTTATCAACATTAAAGATTTAGGTTTTGCTTTATTAGAAACAGATGAATTAGACGGCACTATTAAATATTCAAACGTAACACAAACTCGTGGTTTACAAGAAATTTCAGTAGAAACTGGTGGAGAAATTGTTAATGCTTACGCTGACGGTTCAATTATTGAATCAGGTAATACAGACGGTGAAGGTAAAATTTCTATGACAATGCATGCTTTCCCTCAAGAAATTCGTGAATTAATTTTCAATGAAGTTTATGACGAAAATGGAGTGTATGCAGAAAAACGCGGTAAGCAAAATAATTATGTAGCAGTATGGTTTAAACGTGAACGTCGCGATGGCTCTTATCAACAAGTTGGATTAACTAAAGTTATGTTTGCTGATCCAAACTTAGAAGGTCAAACAGCTGAAGAGAATTGGGAATTCGGTTCAGAAGAATCAGAAGGTACTGCAATGCACCGTGTAGCTGACGGTAAACGTAAAATTTTATTCGATAGCGCTCGCGACGGTGCTAAAGTAGATTCATTCTTCCAAGAATTGTTAAACGGTGCTTATGACACTAAAACAGAAGTAAATACTGCTTCAGCATAAGGAGTGTTGATTCATGGTTCAATACAAAGTTTTGAAAGATGCTAACGACCTTAAAACTGGTAAGGAATATCATAAAGATGAGGTTGTGGAAGAAAAAGTAAAAGTAGTCGACGACTTTGAAAAACGTTTGAAGAAAAAAGGTTATGAGTTACCATTCTTCGAACGTGTTGAAAATAAATAAATTAATCTTTAGGGCTGCAATTAGCAGTCCTTTTATTTCGAAATAAAAAGGAGATATTAAGACATGTCAAACAAATTAAAACGTAACTACATTCGTTTAGTAGAAAACCCAGAAGCAGAAGAAATTAAACTTGAAACATACTTAACACCACATTTTATTCCATTAGATGTTTTATATGAATCAGTGGATATCATGGCTGAATTAGAGAAAGCAGAAAATGGAGAAGTTGAATTATCATTCAAAGAACAATTAGATAAATTAATTGATGTAGTAGTTAAGATTTATGGTAAACAATTCACTGCTAAAGATATTAGAAATCGTCTACATGCGCCTGACGCACTTGAAACATTACAAAAACAAGTACAATTCATTGCTAATGGCCAACAAGACGAGGAAACAAAAAAGTTTATTCAGAGCATCAGCTAAACAAATTAAAAAAAGAAGATTTAACTTACAATGGCATGTTGAAGAATTTGGATAAAGTTGTAAAAGATATGGTGGAAAATGGTACACCAGCAAACCAAGTTCTTGAAATGCCATTTTATTATATACTTCAAATTTTAGATGAACGTCATCTAAATACTGTTGATACTGATGAAAAAGCCGATGCGCTATTCTCTGCATTGTAGCCTTAGTCATTGGTACTAAGGCTATTTTTTTATACCTAAATAAGGAAGGAGGGACAGTAAGTGGCTGAATCAAGATTTAAAGGTTTATCAATCTTAATGAATATGCGTGACGTTGGTATTGAACGTACAATGAAACAAATACGAGCGCAATTCAAAACATTAGATTCAGAAATGCGTAGATCTAATGCTAATTTTAAGCACTCAGAGAAAAACATGCAGTCTTATGCAACAAGAACGAAAGAATTAACTAAAGCCATTGATGTAACTGAAAATTCTATGAAAGATATTTCTAACCAGTTAAAGAAAATGACTTTAGAAGAACAACGTTCTAGTGTTGAAGCCGAAAAGTTACGTCAAGAATACAGTAAGCAACATAGAGCGTTACAAATGTATCAAAGACAATTGAATTCAACTGAACAAGAGATGAAACAATTCGGTACAACGACTAAACAAACAATTTTCTCAATGAAAAAGATTAACGATGTTCTAGGTACAATGAAACGTCAACTTAACATTGCAAATATGGCATTTCAAAGTACAGAAAAGTCTACAAGTAGTTATAAGAATTATTTAAATCAATTAAACACAGTTATTCAAAAACATCAAAATACAATTAGAGTATTAGAAGGTCGTTATCAAAAGGTTGCTAGAGAACAAGGTGTTATGAGTAAAGAAGCGTTAGAGTTAAAAGAGAAGATTTTACAAGAGAAAGCAACTTTAAGACAACTAGACAATCAATATAAGAAAACGACTATGGAAGCTAAACGATTTGCATTCGAACAAAAAACTTTAACTGCTTCAATGTCTGAAATTAGACAAAAAATGTCACAAGTAGCACAATCTTTAACAATTAGTGCTAATAAATTTAAGATGAGCGGGCAAACTGCACAAGCCTATAAAGCACGTATTTCTGAATTAAACAACGGAATGAAACAACAGCAACTTATTGTTCAAAATTTATCAAGACAGTATGACTTTGCTAAAAAGCAATATGGTGCAACTAGCCAAGAAGCGCAACAACTTAACGTAAAATTATCTGAAGAACGCTTGAAATTAAAAGAGTTAAATACTCAATTAAATCAAACAACACAAGCACATAAACGTTTAGAGATGGAACAAAAACAAGGCATTTCTTCTATGGCTCAAATTAGAGCGAAGATGTCGCAATTTAACGATACGTTATCTCTATCAAGAAGCAATCTTGCTCGTGCAGGAGAAAGTGTAAAAGCCTATGGCAATCATTTGAACACACTTAAAACTAACATGTCAGAGCAACGTGTAGTATTAAGAGAATTAATCGCGCAATACAACCATATAGCCACTGCACAAGGACGCGACAGTCAAGAAGCTAGAGAATTATCTAGTGCGATCACTCAACAAAAAATTAAGATGAATGAACTTGAGAGTGAACTAGATCAAACAACACAAAGCTATAAACGACTAGAAACAGAACAACGCAATGCACAACGATTATCTTCAACTGGCTTTGGAAGAAGTATTCAAACTGTCAATAAATATAAAGATTCTATTAGAAATGTTGGCTCTACTATGAGAAATGTAGGTTCAACATCAATGATTTATATGACTATGCCAGCAGTAGCTGGTATGGGTACTGCTATTAAATCATCTATTGATTGGGAGCAGGCGTTAGCAGGAGTTGCTAAGACTACTAACATGAGTGGTAGTGAATTAAATAAAATGGGCAATGAAATTACTAAAATGAGTAATACAATGCCATTCGCTGCAACAGAAATAGCAGGAGTTGCAGAAGCTGCAGGACAACTTGGTATCAAGAAACAAGATATTACTTCGTTCACTAGAACAATGATGAACTTAGGTGTAGCTACTAACCTTACTGCAGATGAAGCAGCAACAGAATTCGCAAGATTTGCTAACGCTGCAAATATGCCAATCAAAGATGTAGATAGATTAGGTTCAACGGTGGTTGCTCTAGGTAACAGTACTGCCACAACTGAAAAAGAAATTGTTGATATGGCACAACGTTTAGCTGGTGCTGGTGCACAAGCAGGATTTAGTTCTGATGAAATTATGTCAGTCAGTGCTGCAATGTCATCTGTCGGGATAGAGTCGGAAGCCGGCGGTACAGCAATGACTCAAATTTGGAATAAGATGACAAAAGCAGTCGCTGAAGGCGGCGACACTCTAGATAGCTTCGCGCAAACAGCCGGCGTAAGCGGTAAAGAATTTGCACAAATTTGGGAAAATAACCCAAGTAAAGCTTTATCAATGTTTGTTAAAGGACTAAGTGAAACTAAAGGTGGCGCTAAAGGTGTATTACAAGCATTAGATGATGTAGGTATCAAAGGCATCAGAGAAGCCGATACTATTAGACGTATGGCTAACAATCATCAAGTTCTAGATAAAGCACTTAAAACAGGTTCAGAAGGTTGGAAAGAAAATAGTGCTTTAACTAATGAAGCTAACATCCGTTATGAAACAATGGGTAGTAAGTTGAAAATGTTAAAAAATACTTTCATCAACTTTGCTAGAACAATTGGAGATGCAGTTGCACCTATCGTTTCATTCTTAGCAGATAAGTTGACCGGACTATTCGAACACTTACAAGGGACAAGTAATGCTACTAAGATAGCAATCGCAGCATTTACTTTATTAGGCGTTGCTATACCTCCACTTATTGTTGCAACTGGAGTACTTGCACATAGTATTGTAGGTATTTCAGAAGCTATGACGTTACTTAATGCTACTAAAGGCGGAGCTAAGTTCTTTAGCCTATTTAATGGTGGTATTAAAGGAGTTTTACCTAATATAGGGCAACTACTTACTAAGATACCTTTGATTGGCGGACTAATGACTGCATTAACAGGTCCAGTTGGTATCGCAGTTGCAGCTATTGCAGGAATAGGAACAGCCTTTGTGGTTGCTTATAAAAAATCAGAAACATTTAGAAATATCGTTAATTCTGTAATAGATCCAGTCATTAATAGTTTCAAAAAAATGTGGAATGTAGTGAAATCTATATTCAATGCAATGAAGCAATTATTGTCTGGAAACTTTTTACCAACACTTGATTTACTTTCAAAGATAATGCCAAAAGAAACAGCAACTAAATTGACAATGAGATTGTTACAAATCCGTCAATTATTTGTAGATGCTTTTAATTCTATATTCAATTTTGCCAAAGAAATCGGTAAAAAATTGACAGATTTTTGGGCTAAAAATGGCGATACTGTTATACAAGCACTTAAAAACATTGGTAATTTCTTTGTTGACTTTTTTGTATATCTTAAAGAACTGATCGGACCAAACCTTAGAGATTTAGGTAACTTAGTTCGAGTAATATTTATGAATGTTCTTGTTCCAGTAATTAAGGGTGCTATGAATATCATTTTAGGCATAATGAAATTTGTATGGCCTTTTATTAAAGTTCTTGTAGTAGATACTTGGAATAATATCAAAAATATCATTAGAGCTGCGTTAGATGTGATACTAGGTATTGTTAAAATTTTCTCTGGTATTTTCACAGGACAGTGGAAATTAGTTTGGGAAGGTGTCAAACAAGTATTTAAAGGCGCATTAGTTCTAATCTGGAACTTAATTCAATTGTGGTTTATTGGAAAAATATTAAAAGTTGTAAAGATTTTTGGTGGTTTCTTCAAATCGGTTATTAGTAAATCATTTAACGGTGTAAAAACAATCATTGGCACTGTTTTAAGATTTATATGGAATATTATTAGTACAATTTTTAGAAAAATTTTGTCAATAACTCAAACAATATTTGGTGCAGTTCGCAGATTTATAAGCGTTGTTTTCCATGCAATAAAAAATGTTGTAGTAAATTCAGTGAAAGCTATCTTTAACGGAGTGAAAAGATGGTTTACTGCAGTTAAGAATATTACACATACAATCTTCAACGCTTTAAAACAATTTATATATAAGATTTGGACTTCTATAAAAAATAAAGTTGTTTCTTTAGCTAAAGCTTTAAGCAACGGCGTTAAAAATATATTTAATAGTTTATCTAAAGTAACGCGTAGCATTTTCAATAAACTGAAAAGCTTTATGTCAAATGTATGGCGCAACATAAAAAATACTGTTATTAAATTAGCAAAAGGTCTGTGGAACGGTATTAAAGCTACATGGAACATTTTGTATAAAGTAACACGCAGTATCTTTAATAAGCTGAAAAAATTCTTATCTAATGTGTGGCGTAGTATTAAGAATACCACAGTCAAACTTGCTAAAGGACTATGGTTAGGTGTAAAAGCTATATGGAATGCCTTATCGCGTTTTACACGTAGTATATTCAATAAACTCAAGAACTTTATGAGTAGTGTATGGCGTAATATTAAAAACACAACAGTAAGGTTAGCTAAAGCGCTATGGTCAGGTGTCAAAAATACGTTTAATAGTTTATACAACGGTACTAAAAGAATTTTTAATAAACTTAAAAACTTCATGAGTAATATTTGGCGTAACATCAAGAATACAACAGTAAGATTAGTAAAATCTCTATGGAGTAGCGTCAAAGGTACTTGGAGTAGTTTATCAAATGGAACGCGTAACATTTTCAACAAAGTTAAAGGTTTTATGTCTAATACTTGGAGAAGCATCAAGAATACAACAGTTAACATGGCTAAAGGACTATGGAACAGCGTTCGAAGAACATTCAATAATATGAATAGTGGACTTAAAAATATTATTGGAAAAATCAAAGGCCATATCACTGGAATGGTTAAAGCTGTTAAAGAAGGATTAAATAAATTAATTGGTGGCGTGAACTGGGTAGCTGATAAATTAGATATGCCTAAGTTACCTACAATAAAATTTTCTACAGGTACAGAAAGCACACATACCCAAAATTATGTAACTAATGGCAAGTTAAATCGAAACACATTAGCAACTGTAGGGGATAAAGGTCCTGGTAACGGTCCAGGTGGTTTTAGACATGAAACAGTCATTCCGCCTAGCGGTAAGGCTTTCATCACGCCAGCTACAGATACAACAATTCCACTTGCTAAAGGAACTCGTATCTTAAATGGCGCACAAACGCATGCAATGTTAAGTAGTAGTATGGTTCCTAAATTCAGTATAGGTACTAAGATTAAAGAATTTGGCGCTAATATGTTCGATAGCGGTAAAAACCTAGTCAAAAAAGGCGTAGGTAAAGCTAAAGATATTGGTGGTACTGTTGAGAAGAAAGCAGCTAAAACTGTAGCTAAAGGAATTGAAATAGGAACTAATGTTGCCGATACAGCTAAAGCTGTAAGTAGTACAGTGATTAAAGGTATTGGCGATGTGTTTGATTATGTTTCACATCCAGGTAAGTTAGTATCTAAAATTTTTGAGAAAGTCGGTTTTAACTTCGATTTCTTAAAAGGCGCTGAACTCCCTTATATGCTTATGCAAGGGGCATATAAAAAATTAAAAGAAGGGGTTAAATCGTTATTTAGTGGTTGGTTAAGTGATGCAGGTGGTGGTGACGGTTCATCATTCACTCACTTCCCTATAACTACTGGTTATTACCCACGTGGTGGCGCACCTGGTTATGGATTTAATAGTGGTGCTCACTTTGGTATTGACTATGGCGCTCCATATGGTACGACAATAAATGCTACAAATGATGGTGTAGTAAAAGGTATTCATAACTTCGGTGGAGGACTTGTAGCTAGATTATTAACAGGTCAATTCACATTGTTCTTTATGCACTTATCTAAAATATTAAAAGAAGGTAAAATCAAAGCTGGAGAACCGATGGCTAAAACAGGTAACTCTGGACATTGGACTACAGGTCCACACCTTCACTTCCAAGTTGAAAAAGGTCGACACGATACAATCACCAATGCAAACACAGTTGATCCAGCTAAATGGTTAGCTGGCCATGGTGGTGGAGGTGGTGCGCCTAAAGCTGGTATAAAATGGGCTCCACAAATCAAACAAGCATTGCGCATGAATGGCTTACCAACATCATCTGCTTATGTTAATGCATGGGCGCGTCAGATTGATAGTGAAAGTAGTGGTAATCCGAGAGCAGTTCAAGGTGGTTACGTAGATGCAAATACCGGTGGCAATGAAGCTAAAGGTCTAGTCCAAGTTGCGAGAAATACATTTAATTCAATGAAGTTTCCTGGACATGGTAACGTATTTAATCCGTTAGATAACTTATTAGCTGGTATTCATTGGGCTAAATACAAATACGGTAGAAATATGTTAAGTGTTATCGGTCATGGTCACGGTTACGCCACAGGTGGCCTAATTAAAAATAATGGTTGGTACAACATTGCAGAAGGCGGTTATCCTGAGTGGATAATTCCGACTGATCCATCTAGACGCAATGACGCTATGAAGATGTTGGCACTTGCTGCACAAGATATTGATAGAAAAAGTAGTACAAGAGGTAATAAAAGACCTAATTCGTTACCAAAACCAAGTGGAAGTAATGATAATGATGTGTTGTTACAAATGCTACAAGCACAACAACAACAAATTGCTTTATTAACTCAAATTGTGACAAGTAATCAAACGATTGCAGATAAAAACTTTGAACCAACGATTGATAAATATACACACGAACAACAAGTTTTCAATTCTATTGACAAATACAATAGGCAAAAACAAAGAAAATCAAGATTTAAACCGGGGGAGGTAACATAATTGATTGACACTATAAAAGTAAATAACAAGACACTTCCGTGGTTAGTAGTTGAAAGAGGGTTTAAAATACCCTCTTTTAATTTTGGTATTGAAACTGAAGAAATACTAGGTCGAAGTGGAAGTGTAGTAAAACAAAGACAATTGAAAGAATATAAATTTGAACTTCCATTAATAGTGAGAAATGATTATCTTTCGTCTGGTGGCATAAAAACACATGATGATGTGTTGAATGAACTTGTTAAATTTTTTGATTATGATCATACTGTACCTTTACAGTTTAAATCACAAGATTGGTATTGGAACGCTTATTTTGAAGGGCCAATTGAGTTAGAAAAGTATAGTAAAACTTTTTGGCAGTTCAGTATTAACGTTGTTTTAACTGATCCATACAAATACGCAGTAGAAGGTACTAAAAACACAGCTATTTCAGACCAAGTATCAGTAGTTAGTACAGGAACAGCCGACAGTCCTATCATTGTACAAGCAACAGCATTAAAGAACGCGAGTTATTTCTCTATCACGAAGAATGATGAAGATTATTTCATGATTGGTGATGATGATTTAGATAAAAAAGTCGAAGATTATACACCAACTTTATTTAATGATGAAATGCGTTCTTTCTTTGGATGGACTAAAGTCACTAACGGTACTATCAACGATAATGTAACTGGTGGCACAGTTGGTGGTTCTATGGCTATGAGTTCATCAAAAGACGCTTTTATGCTTGATGAAAATAGTATTACAGGTACGAGTGGATGGAATGGTGCAGAATATAAGCACTCATTCGGCAAAAGTACTCAAAATTTTAGTTCGACAGTTAAAATACATGTTAATCAAGGCAAAAAAGGCGCAACACATGCGACGCAGTATATATATGATACAGACAACCGTGTGATTGCTTCTATTGGTTACAGCAACCCTAGAGCAACGCAAAATATAGGCACAATATATGTAACACTATTCGACCAAAACGGTAATCAAAAGACGATATACAGTTATACAAACGCACCTAAGTTTTACACATGGAAACATATCGTTATTTATATGCGTTTAAAACGTATTGGAGATAAATTCTATATAAAAACATGGAAATATGATGAAGTGGACTATCCTAAAAGAATTACACCAGTAGATGTGACTGAAAAAGTATTTATTGATAGTGGAAACTTCTATCAACGACCTATATCAGCAGTAAGTATCTACATTGCTAAAAATGGCAATAACTATCATATGCCTACAACAATTTTAGGTAGTTATAATCATGAAATATTACCTAAACCACCTAAAGCGAGAGATTTAATCATTAAAAAAGGCGATTTAATCAATATTAATATGGCAGAAAAGACAGTAACGATTAACGAAGAACCTGCACTCGATTTAAAAACGTTTGGTAGCGACTTCTTCAATATAAATAAAGGTATGAATGAATGTATTATTTATCCTGAGAATACGTATGATACCACAGTGTATTGGCAAGATAGATTCTTATAGATTGGAGGTTAGATAGTGAATAATGTAGGAATACATGTACTTGATTTCAACGACAATATTATTGATTTTATTAGTCAAAGTGATGGTGCATTGCTTAACGTTGAAATGAGTATGAATGTAGAAGAAAAAACAGAAACCTTTGATTTTACGATTGAAAATACTCGAGCAGAGAAACTGAGAGAACGTAATCGTATTATCGTTCAAGACAATAACGGTACATTCAGAGAGTTTATTATCATCCACATTGAAGATAACTTTGACGGTACAACTGAAATTGAATGTAATGCTAGTTATTTAGAAGATTTGAAAACAGCTAAACCTATTAAACCTGGTAAATTTGAAGCACATACAACAACACAAGCGTTACTTAAAACACTTGCTGATACAGGTTGGGAAGTGTCTGATGATACAGAATATGGAGGCAATCGTACAACTTCATGGACTTCTCATACTAATTCGTTTGATTTAATTTATATGCTTTGCACTACTTATAACATGGTCCCTAGTTTTTATATCGAATTAGGCGCACATACTGTCGAACATCGTTATGTATCAATCACTAAACCTAAAAACTTATTTAAAGGTAAGGAAATTACTAAAGGTAAAGATTTAACAGGTATGACAAGAACGATTGATCTATCTGAAGTTAAAACTGCTTTGTTTGCAGTAGGTCCTGAAAAAGAAGATGGCTCAAGAATTGAAACGGTTGTAGTAGACGATGAAGCACAAGAGATTTTTGGACTACCTAATCGTTATATTTGGGATGTATATGAGCCTGAAACCGAAGATGAGAATATGACACTCAAACGTTTGACCACTCTTGCTAAAACAGAACTTAATAAGCGTAATCAAGCAGCGATAAGTTATGAAGTATCTTCAATTGATATTCATAAATATTATAACGATGTAACAGTACATCTAAGAGATATTGTCAGAGTGAAAGACAGAGATTTCAGACCACCGTTATATATAGAGGCAGAAGTCATTGGCATTAAATACAACTGGTTAGCAGATGAAAGTGAATTTACCTTTGGCAATGTCATTGAATACGAAGAAACCAAACTAAGAGAGTTCTTTACTAGGAAACTTGATGAAATTACTAAAAAACTTAATGATAATATTTCCAACGTAAACACAATCGTGAGTGATGTTGTCGCTGGGGAAATGAAATATTACGAACGTAAGATATTTAAAGGTACTGAACCACCAGAAAATCCACAAAACGATACGTTATGGTATGATACGTCAAACCCTGATGTTGCAGTATTACGTCGTTACTGGAATGGTAAATGGATCACTCAAACAGCAGATGATGTAGAAAAAATCGGTGGACTTAGACGTGAACAAGTAATGTATCGAGATTTAAACAACAGTTTTATCAATTTAACTATTCAACATAGTAAATTACAAAATGATGTATATGATGTATTAAATAGTGAATATCTTGTGGACGATGATTTAAAAGGTAATTTAAACCAAGCATTGTTAGATGTAGATAATGTATATCAAGAGATTAAAACTAATTTAGATAGTATGGATGAAGATACAGCTACAATAGGAAAATTAGTTGATACTCAAACTTTATTTACAGTGTATCGAGAAAAATTACAAACGTTATATAAATACGTTACTGACGCTAAAATTTCTATTGATAAACGGTTGAAGTTACTTCAATCGCAATATACTGACGAGAAATTTAACGAAGCACTTACAAAAGTTGCTAACAAATTCGGTCTAACTGTTGATAGTAATAACAATATGGTAGGTACTCCTGATGTTGTAGAAAAAGCGATTGAAGCAACACGTATCGATACACAAGAACAATTAAAAAGTTATGTGAAAAGCGTTGATTATGAAACAGATAAAAATGGGATTGTAGAACGTTTAGATAGTGCAGATAGTCAACGTTTGCAATTATCTGATGAAATTAAGGATAAAGTGAGCGTAACTGAATATAACAGTGGTATTAATGAAGCTAAAACTTACACAGATAACAAGATGGATAATTTAAGTATTGGTGGTCGTAACTATTTTCCTGATGAGTATTTAGAATACGGTACTTTTTATTCTGATACTGGAAATCCTATACCAACTCCTACTCCATCAAATAGAGCTAGATTAAATTATTTTATAGAAGTAGAAAGTGGTACTACTTATACTTTTAGATATAACGAGCCAATCGAAAAAATATTAGGAATTAACTTATTCTATTTTGATGAAAATAAACAACTATTAGACCAAAGTGGATATTATACTTTTACTAATCCATATAAATATACTTTTAACGATAAAACTAAATTTATAAAAGTTACTTTTAACTATCTCAGCAATAGTACGATTTTACCCGAAGAAATTAAAAACGCAAAAATAAAAATGGAAAAAGGCGATATAGCAACAGACTGGACACCTGCTCCTGAAAATACAGAAAAGAAACTATCTGTTATGAATACTGAAATAAATCAAAACGGTAGAGAAATTCAGTTAAAAGCTAGTCAACAAGATTTCAATGCTAGTCGAAAAACGCTATCTCAAGTGATTTCAGAAATATCAACTACAACTAAAGGAATAAATTTAAGTTATGACGAGAATGGTAATATTCAATCTTACACAATGGATAGAAACGGTATTCAACTCAGAGGCGATAAAGTAGATATTACAGTCAATAAAGATTTTAATGTGATGGCAAGTAGAGTTGATGATAAAGTTGGTAAGAACGAAATTATCAACCGTTTGAATTTAAGTCCAGAAGGTTTAGACATTAATATGAATAACATTGGTATTCGTGGTGGGGATAGTGTTGATTATATAGATATTAGAAATAATTCTATCCTTTCTTATGGTTCTTTCACACGTACTTGGGCAAACGAAACTGATACCGCAAATTTAAGATTAGGTATTCAAGGCGGTACTGTAAAAGTACAAAATAGAACAACTGGATATAACTTATATTTAACCGAAAAAGGTTTATCTACCATGCTTGCTGGTGCTGGTGATGAAACAGCTGGTACGTTAGAATTTCATTCAACAAAGTATAATGATCGTTCTCGTGGAGTTCGACTTCATTCAACTTATGGTGCAGTAGCCTTAGAAAGTGATTATAGTCGTATTATTTTAAATGCAAACTTAACTGTAAATATCGAGAGTAACTACGGTATTTATTTCAGACCTTATCGTGATAACCGAACTGGTACAAACGAATTCGCTATGTACGTGAAACAAAATGATAGTGGAGCATATACTGACGGAGTTATTAAGTACGGTAACGTTTCAAGCGATACTTCTCAATATGGTTCAGGGATAAGATTTAGTAAAAGTTCGGTTGATAGTGTGATTTATGCGACCAATAAAGATGGAGATATTGGTACAGGTCATTTCTTTGCGGATAAATTGTATGGAGATTTAACTGCTAAAGGAAGTAATGCTTATGTTTTAGTAGATGATGCGTTACGTATAACCGATAAAAAGGGTTACAACAACGGTAATGTGAATTATAAAGATTTGCAATGTCATGATATCCAAGCTGATTCTATTCGATTAAACTCAAATAAAAACTTTTATATCGGTGTGTCTACTGGCGAATTACGAGTGACAAATAACTTACGGTATAACGGTGGAGATATAGGGTATAAAGACATTCGCTTTGCTAACTGGCACTCTATGTCATCCGAAAAATTCAAATATGACATTAAAGAGTGGGATTACAGTGTGTTAGACGCATTTAGAAATGACTTGAGATTATATTCATACAAGTTAAATTCAGAAAAAGAAACAAACTATGCACGTAATCATCATGGTATTATCATTGAACGCGAAATACCTATTGAATGGCGTCATGGTGACGGTTTTGATGGTAATGAAGTGATGTTTTGGAATACTAAAGCTATTCAAGAATTAATTAAAAAAGTAGATAAATTGGAGGAACAATTAAATGAAAAATCAATTACAAGCTAATCCAAGTTATGTTATCGAGGAGTTAGTTACTCAAAACGCTAAACTTTCACAAGAAAATGCAATGTTAAGAGCAGTGATTAGAGAACAATCAGAACAACAAAATAAAGATACTGTAAGTGCTGAAGGAGAGTAACCTTTAGCACTATTTTATATCAAATTTTAGGAGGAATTTATCATGGCAAATGAAATCGTAAAAAATACAGAAAGTTATATCTTAGTACAAGTGAATGAAAAAGGAGAAGAAACAGCTTTATCTAATGACTTTAGAGGGCAGTTCTACCCTACTACTAATGTAAATACCGCGACTAAATTTGATGATTTAAATAAAATTAAAGCACTTGCTAGTCGTTTAAATAGCTTAAACGAATTAAACTATGAATTCGGTATTATTACTGAAAAAGTGATAGTCAAACCAGTAAAGCTAACAACTTTATTAGAGTACGTGGAAGAAACAACTGAAACTAACGCAGAATAGAGGTGCAAGAATGGAGGATAATCGAGGATGCGACTATGAAACAAGAATAAAAAGACTTGAAGATAATGACGAAAGGATCTTCGCATCTTTGGAACAAATAAAAGATGGTCAACATAATCAAGAACTAATCAATCAAAAAATGAACTTCACTCTAGATAGTATAAATAGAGAGCGAGAAATCGATAAAGAAAGTAAAAGAGAAAATCGTAAAAACATTAAAGAAATGAAACGTTTAATGTTAGGTATGGTTTTTTCAGTGGCAGGTTCTATTATCTTTGCTGTCATCAGAATGGTATTCGGCATATAAGGAGGTGATTGATATGTTTAAACTATTCGCAAAAGCTAGTTTCTGGACTTGTTATTGGTTTGGTCAATGTAAATAAACAAATTAAGTCGACACTTATGTGTCGGCTTTTTATATTGAGGTGATGAAATGTACACAAACGTACTTAATTTAGAAGAAAGTATAGATGGTAATCGTATCAAGCAAGGCGACCTATCCGTCATGCGTTACATCTTAACTGACGCAAATAATGATGACTTACAGTTAGAAGGCAAACAAGCAAAGGTGTACTTAACTGATAGTGAAGGTGCGAAGTACATCTACGAAACAACGGTTAAACAACAAGATAATCAATACCTATGTGATGTGGTTATCGACACAATCATTCCTGCTGGCACCTACACATTAGAAATTTGGGTGGATAACACTTACTGTTTTCCTAGTGATAACAAAGCGAAAATCAGAGTAGAAAGTAGCGTTCTAGGTAATGCGATTACGAAAGTTGATAACAACAACTTGTGGAAAGAACTTACTGAATACGCAGTGAAAAATGGTTACTTAAAAAGCGAGGTAACCGATACATCAAACTTCGAAATTGGTAACACAGAGCCAACAGATAAAACAAAAATTTGGATAGATACAGGAGTGAATAAATAATGAACGCAATTCCTAAAATTTATGACAAAGAAAATGAGCAATGGGTAGAATTAATGGCTAAACCTATCGCAGAAGAAGTAGTACGAATTATGAAAGAAGATTGGTTATCTAACAAGAAAACAATTAACTATTGGTTATTACAATATACAGAGGGTGTAGCAGAACCTATACAAGTTGCTATATTTACTGATGGCAATGAAGTCGACGAAACGTTAAAAAGCAACTTAGAATGGACGTTTGAAGATTATGTATCTAATCTGCCAAACAAAAAACTCTTTAATTTGCAAAATTTTTTAAATGAATGCATCAGTGTGAATTGTGAATTACCTAAACAGTTTAAAATTAAAGCTATCGCTAAATTTGATGACGTAGACGAGCCAATTATTATACAAGAATTGGATAACATAACAACTAACTCAGACATTTTAGGAATATTAGATAAAACTTCTTATGGCACTATTGAAGTTGAGTATATTTATAACGACCATCCAATTGAAGATAAAAAATTAATAGTAGAAAATAAATAGATATACAAGCTGACCTTTTTAGGTCGGCTTTTTATTTTGAATAAGGAGTGGGAAGATGAAGAATTTTTTAGGTATTAACTGGAAAATTAGAATGACACATTCAGTAGGTATTATCCAACTCATAGCAAGTGCAATCTTACCTGTACTCGTTTATCTAGGTATCGACTGGCAAGCATTAACTTCATGGAATGCAGTCGGTCATGCAATCATGCAAGTAATTTCCAACCCAGTCGCAATTGGCACAATCTTAGTGAATATGTATTTCTCAGTCATTGACGGTACAAGTACAGGTTTAACAGATAGTCCGCAAGCAAGAGCATATCATAGACCGAATAACGATTAGGAGTGAATGTAAATGACAGAATATTGGAATGGCGTTCCAGTTAGATACGACTTATTACCAATCGGAACACGTCGTAATGGCGAAAGGCTACACACTAAAGATGGCAAACCTAAATTTGCAGTAATACATGATACAGGTAACGTGAATTCAACTGCTCAACAGAACGTGAACTATTATAGAAATACTTACAACATTCCTTGGTCACAAGTCGCAAGCGCTCATATCTTTGTTGACGATAAAGAGGCAATTATCTGTATTCCTGTTACAGAGTGCGCATGGCACGTTATGTTAAATACTACGATTGATAACGCATGGTATGGTGCTGATGCAGACTATGCAGCGTTTGGTGTAGAAGGTTGTTATTTTACCGATAAGAAACGTTCTCTTAAATCATTAGAGAATACAGCTAAAGTTATGGCATATTTAACTAAGTTTTGGAAGATTAACTACAAGAACGAAATGCCAGGACATCAAGATATACAATTCGATAAACAAGATCCAGGTAACTTACTTGCAGCATGTGGTTTAGGTCGAGATACACACAACTTTGATTTATATGTTGCTAAGTATATGAACGAAACGAAAGTACCAGTGATTAAAGGTAAGAAAGCTGGTAATAATGCTAAGAAAGTAACGAATACTAAATCTAGACCTAAGACAAAGTCATATCAAGACGCTATCAATTATATGTATAGCTTGAAAGGTAAATATGTAGACTTTGACGGTATGTATGGCGAACAATGTATGGACTTAGCAATTCAATACGTTTACCACATTACAGATGGCACAATTAGAATGTGGGGTAATGCGAAAGACAGTATCTTAAACGTATTCCCTAAAGGTTGGCAAATCGTTAAGAATACACCTAGCTATATCCCTCCAGTTGGTGCAATAGGCGTATGTACGACTGGAATATATCAAGAATATGGCCACATCTACTTAGTGTGGGATAATAGTGGTGGTACAAATACACAGACTGTTTTAGAACAAAACTTTGATGGTAATCATAACACACCTGCTAAATTACGCGTAGATAATTTCTATGGCACAACTCACTACATCGTACCGTCATTTATCAATGAAACTTACGATGTTAAGAAGATTACTAAAGTTAATATTCAGAAACCACAAGCACCAGTTATCAAAGAGAAATTGCCTAAAAACTTAACATGGTCTAAAGAGCCATACTTCAAAGCTAAAGCTGGAGAGAATGGTGTAACTATTCGTGAAGATGTTAAGAATGGTTATATGAAGAAAACTAAGCTATTCTATAAAGCGAATTTCAGTCCATTCTATGTCTATGAAGTTAGAGAAGGTTGGGCAAGAGTATATTCAGAAATTGCAAATTACTGGGTAAGACGTGAAGATCTAATCATCACAGAAAAACTTACGCCTGCTGGTGGTAAAACTAAAGCAGTTGAAACAGTCAAAGCTAAAGGACAAACACAACAGCAACAAAAGATTGCTAAGAAATCTAAACCTAAAGTAGCAGTAGGACAAATTCCACCAGAAAAATTAACATGGAGTAGAAAACGCTACTTCAAAGCACAAGCAGATGCATTCGGTGTAACAATTTGTGAGCGTCATGGTGGTAAAGGTAACTACTCATGGAGTAAAACAGACATCATCTACCCACAAGGACAAACATTCTATGTATATGAAATCTTAGATGGTTGGGCTAGAGTACATGGAGAAAGTGATAATTATTGGATATGGCATGAACGTTTAAGAATAACAAAAGTGTATTAATATGTTATAATAAGTATATGAAATGGTCATTCCTGAAATGTACTCAGATTAATCTCCGTGCTTTGCATGGAGGTTTTTTTGTGGCCGACATCAATGTCGGTCGCAAATATGTTATAATTAAACAGAAATTGCGTTACACATCTGAGGAGTGTATCTGAGTATAACTGTTGCGACGGTTATCTCTTTTTATGTTATAATATATTTACAAAGAGCCAAGCGCTCATCCTAAATTCCCGGTAACCATTCCGGTTTATACGGAGGACTTACTTGCGTTTAGCAGTGAGAAGCTGACCGTATCTTTTTAAGCTACCTAACATGTCACTGGGTAGCTTTTTATGTTATACTAAAGATACCCAGTTTGTGATAATTAAAATAATTATCAGATTTATAAGAGGCAACACTATATTCTAACCACGTTCTTATGAGCGTGGTTTTTTTATGTTCGTATTATGTTCTGTCTGTTTATTGGTAGGATTAACTAGTATTCTATATTAAGAATATAGTGTTAAGAGGTGCAGTAGATGGCAAAGATATCATGGTTAGTTCCGATAATGAGAGCTTTAAATAATGAAGATGGAGAATTAGTTTTAGACACACCATTAACTCAATTAGCGCTTGAGGCTTTTCCAAATAATTATACATTTAGCATCGCATTCGGTATTATAGACTTGAACCCTAATATTTTAAATGAAATGAAGTTACGAATAGGCATAGAAAGACAAGATAATACTGAATATGAAATATTTAATGCTAATATACAAATGGAGAGTAACTTAAATAAAGAATATAAAGAATTTTTAGTTGGAAAAACTGTAGAATATAATTCTAATATAAATTTAAATAATTTTCGCTTTGCAGAACCAGGATTATATTTTATAGAATTAACTATTGACAATAATCCAACAAAAATTAATTTCAGAGTTACTCCAAAAGGTGTTAAATAACTATGAATGGAAATGTAAAATTAGATAAACCTGAAAATAGAAAAACAACTTCATTAGCTCGATTCAAAGAAAACAAAGGGTACAATGTAGAAAAAAACGAGGTGGAAGACATGTCTGAATTTATTGATAGAAAAGAGTTTGAACAATATGAAAAAAGAATCGACGAAAAATTCGATAACTTAAATTCTAAGATAGACTCACTACCTGAAATTTTTTCCGACAAACTAAAAATAGCTTTAAACGAACGTGCTGAAAAAGAAAGAGAAGAAAGAAAAAAAGATAAGCATTCTATTATTGGATGGACTATATCTGGAATTGGTGTGATAATAGGTTTAGTTAAAGCATTTGGATGGATTTAACTAAAAAGTGTCAAGCGCGTGTCAAAAATGTTCTAATTCATTCTTTTTTAGTTCCAAAGTTTATTCTAAAAAATACGATAGTTAAGCCATTTTCATACATATCACAATGTACAAAAATGGCCTTACTCTCCATATAGTTACTCAGAACAGTTATTTCCTGTTCTGAGATTTTTTATATATAAAAATAATGTAATAATTAAACGGACAACAAAACGGACAACATTTCTATAAAATAATTAGAATTGTCCGAAGGTTGTCCATTTATTTTTTTATCGATTTTTATCAATTTTAAAGAAAATAAAAAAGAACGTTGATATATCAACGTTCTGGTAAGTGTTAAGTAAATGAAATTTTATCGATTTTCATC